GTTCTATAATTTGTTTTTCCACCACCTTGAGGAAAGGAGACTTCAAGAGTCTCCAATCTATCTAAATAAGGATATCTATCCTCAAGTGCTTTCTGTCTATCATATTCAAATTCACTAAATAGAATCTTTGAACTGTTATTCAATCTTTTGTAATAGGATCTTCCTATCATGTAGTCGTTATTTTTACTATCGCATTTGAAAAGAACGTTTTAACATCGTATCTCATAGTTATGGACATACCTGCTAAATCTCTTATCGGATCTTTATATTGTTCAATAGATAAATCCCTTCTCATAGCTATAGCACCAGCATGAACTCTATCTATGACTAATGCTAATGGATTAGCACCACCAGTATCACCCCATCCTGTAGCTGTTACAGAAGTTGTATAAGGTTTCAATCCAAGCAAAGAAGCTCCTATACTACCACCTCTTAATGCTGTATTATCTCCTGCTCTGTTAACATATACAAGATTACTATCTCTAAGCAATGTAGATTCTCCTACTGGAGACAATATTAAAGTATCAGGTATAAAGTTTTTAGCTTTTGCTTTGCCTATAGCATTTGCTACATCTGCTACCGTTAAAGTATCTGCTGTTGTCAATCCATCACTGGCTTGTGCACTTGCTATAAGTGCATCTAAGGCATCTTTGTTAAGTTTATTCTCTATAGCAGCTCCTGCTTTCTTAAGTTCAAGTGCTATTACATCAAATAAACCATCCTCTATCAATTCATTTGTAATCAATGGTCTCATACCTACCTTCTTAATTACAAAGTCTGTCTTAGAATAATCCTGAGTATCAATAGGTATTTCAGCTCCTTCTGCTACCTCTTCAGCATACGATCCTGCTTCTCCTATTACATATCTCAAAGCATTAGATTTAACCTTAAGAATAGGTAGTGCTTCTCTCATACACAGCTGAGGTTCTGCTCCTTCTAATACAGTTTTATATACTTCTTCCTGAACCAAAGTAGTGTTTTCTATATCTTCAGATTGAAGAAGTTTTACTATGGTAGGATCTTGGAATTTGCTCAATAACTTAGGTCTGTCTTTATTATCAGCCATTGCATATCTCATTAAATTTACGAACTCACTCACTTTTTTTACCTCCTATTTTTTTATTATAAAATTTAAAACTATGTTGATTTTGCTATACAAGTATTCACACTTGGCATTATCATTACTTTACCTGTTCCATTACCAGCAATAGGACTTACAGTCACACCAACAACTTGTTCAGCTGTAACTGTAATTGTAGCCCCAGATCCAGTTGATACAGCAGTAGCAACTGAAACTGCTCCATTAATAGTAGCATTCTTTGCTATCACTTGAACACCTTCTTCTATAGCAGTAGTATCATCACTATTAGCAACAGTAACTATACAGCCTACACAAGCTACAGCTATATTTTCATTAGCTGCTGCATCATACAAAGCAACACCTAATACAGGTAAATCTACTGTAGGATCTACTTGTCCATCTGTTCCCATTGACACTACTTGTCCTGCTTTTATATCCGAACCAGCAACAAAACTCTGAATATTATCCCCAGCTACCAAAACATCATGAATAGTTGGAAATGTAGAAATATCAGTCATTTATTCTTCCTCCTATTTATTATTAAATTTAAACATTACTCTTTATATACTTCGCCATTCTTGATGATCAAGCTTGGTCTTCCTACTAACACTTCAGACTCAACTACAGATTTTTTCAACTTTACAGACTCAACCTTCTCAAGCCTATCAGATAGTTCCTTAATCTTAGCATCTCTCTCATCAATACTTTTTTTAAGCTCATCCACTACACCAGTTGAATCTATCCTACTTGAAATATCGTCTATTGATTTAGTAATAACATTCATCCATTCCTCTGCATCATTTGTCATTGATTTCTTCTCTTCTTTAGCATAAGGATACTTGGACGGCAAAGGATACTTCTCTTTAGCCTTTTCCATACCTGCTAATTTCTTCTCTAAATCCATTACTTTTTTCTCTAAAGCATCTAATCTCTTAATAGTACTATCATCAGCCTTTTTAGGTTCTTCTTCACATTCCTCTGTTGGCTTAGCTTTCTTCTCATCTTCATTGTTCTTAGCTTTTTTCTTTTCTTCTTCCTCCTCGTCTTTCTTTGCATTTATCAACTCTTCTATCTCCATCTAATACCTCCCCTCATTTTTATACAAATATGACATTCCTATTATGATTTTTGACCATACTTATCTAACGAATATAATTATATTCACAACCTAACAATAGCCTGGAAACATACGTAGAACCATATGAAAATATCAAAATTTTACGTAGAAACCATATGTTTTCTCATAGGTGGTGGATCTTATCATTAAAATAAAAAACATTAATTATGAAATCATATAGTGTGTTTTTTAGACCTAACATAGCCTACGAATATAATTATATATGGTTATAAGCAATAGCCTGAAAACATACGTAGAAACACACAAAAATACCAAAAACTTACGTAGAAACTTATGGTTTTTCAATAGGTGATGCCTTTTATTATTTAAAAAAATAAAAATAAAGATTTGATGATACTATTTCCTTGATCTTGATCTTCTTGTTTCTACACTCCTAGAAATTGAATAGCCTCCTAATCCTGCTATAACTGCTACTATGGTATTCAACATAACACCATCATATTGTAAAGTGTATAAATTAACTATCTCAATAACTGTAAGTGCTATAATAGCTAATGCTGTGCAAATAACATTGTTATCCACTCCTTTATCACCTCCTTTAATAGTTATAAAAATAGAAAATGTTATTTACTTATGACTTCAAATCTTGAATTTTTATTAACTGGTGATTTGCATATTGCCACTTCATATAAGTTCATCTTTTTAATAACCTTTACATTGTTCTTAGTATAACTGTCTAATACCTCACCATGAATAGAGAATCCATCCAATTCATTCTTTAGTATTTTATTCCATACTTCATTGGCTATTTCTAAATCCTTTCTTATTTCAACTACTATAAACAAACCTTTATCATCTACATGAGTCTTATATTCTCCACATTCTGGTATTACTTCTCCAATTGGAATAGCCTGATGTTCTATTGTTACTAACTTATTTTTCTCATTCATAAACCTGCCCAAAGCATCAGATAATGCCTCCTTTGTTATTATTTGATTCTCTAAATCAACTTCAATAACACTGGCATAACCTGCTATTATTCTTCTTGATTTCTCAATGATCACTAGTTTATTCATTCTTACTATTTCCGGATTTAATACTCTTTCTAACTTCAATCTGTATAATAAAATATAATCTGTGTAAGGACCACTTGAGAATGTAATATGTAGATGATCAGGAACATCCTCGTAAGGTATATTATAAGTTGATGAAAATTGTCTATATAATCTGAATACTATAGCCTCTTTTAAATGATCACTTAGTCCTTCGTCTCTAACTATTAAATCTATATCTTGTCCTTCACCATCTGATACTATTGAACCTGCTAAATATATTGTATCGTTTATAAAGAAATTCTTGAATGAATCTATTACTTCCTCTAACTTGAACTTCTTATCATTTGATTTACTATGAACTGGAGCTAATTCTTCATTGCTATATTGTGCCTCTCCTATCTTTGATAGTTCTATTATATCCATTACAACTCATCCAATACTAATATCTCTAAATTTGGACAAGTAAGTATATTCCCCGTTATATTCCATTTTATTTCTATTTCAGCATCATATAATCCTGTATTAGCAAAATCACTACTCTTTACTTGATAACAACAATATCCTGATATCAATGGATAATCATCTGATATAGATTCACAAGTCCCATTAACAATAGTAGTTCCATCTTTGCTTATAGCTTTTAATGTAATATCAGCATCTGTAAGATTTACTACTTCATCATCTTGGTTTGTTATATGAAACCTTATCCTATACAAATCTCCCTTTACTATATTAATATAATCCATCAACCTGCCCTTATCTTATTTAATTTATCTATACATTTAATCTCACTTAACCCATCTAAATATTTTATCTCATTTAATTTATCTGAACATTTAATCTTACTTAATCCATCTAAGCATTTTATCTTGTTTAATCCATCCAAACATTTTATTTCAAGTATCTTAGGATAGTAATGATACAACCAGCCTATTATTGTATCTATTATATTGAATATTGAACCATAACCTTTTATATTAGTATCATATTGTGTCCTTAAAAAGTTAATGGAATATAATATTGCATCTACTAATTCTTCATTCTGAAATATACTTGATAATAAAATATCTATTACATTAATATCAGATATCTTTGTATTTATTAATAAATCTGCATCAATGGAATCAAACTTTATAGATTCTAATAATAAATTTAAATTTAACATTAAATATTGTCTGATGCTTAACATTGAATCCAAATCAAATAGTTTACTAAATACTTCAGAGGTTAACATTGAGAAATATACTTGTGATCTTAATCCATTACTCAATAAAGAATCACTATTAATATGATTAGTCTTAGAACCTTTTAATAATGTATCTACTAATTCGGACTTATTACCAATATAAGACATTAATACATCTATATCAATTGTATCGTATCCTACACTACTAATCATCGTATCTATAATATCATCTGTAATAATATGCTGCATTATCAATACGTCTGATTTTAATAGACTGCTAAAACATCCTGCTAATATAGCATTAATACCATATTGAAATGTATCAGTTGATTTTAATAAGGTATCGTATAATACGCCTAATTTCAATATAGACCTTATCATTGTGTTTGTAAATACTAAATTATAATTCTGTTTACTTACAAGTGTATCAATTGGATATTGAGCTTCATTAAAACTTAATATGAACATATTAGCAAATAAGGGATTACTATTAGTAAATAACAATAAAGTATCTATTAACTCCTTCTCTGAAACATCTGACATTTTAAGTATAATATCATTAATTATACTTTTATCACCAGTCATTGATATTAAAGTATTAACTACTTCTGATTCTTTAAGTGTCTCCATTAAGTTAATATCTAACTTGTAATTGGTTTTAAAATATTGTGATAATAAAGTATCAATAAACTCATATTTTGATATATTTAAAGATTTTAATATCAAATCTATGTTAAATTCTTTTAATACTAATTTACTTAATATTGTATCTATAATTCCATATTCAGATACATTACTTTGTAATAGTGCATCTAATTCTTCAGTAGTAGAATATTCAGATTTTAATAACATATCTAAATCTAAATTTCCAATACTTACTAATGCTAATATTGAATCTATGCTAAATTCTTCTAATGATAGTTTGCTCAATAAAATATCAATTATACCTTGCTTGATCATTCTATTTTGTAATAAAGTATCTAATATATTAACTAAAGAGGTTTTGGCTCTAACTATCATATCTAGTCCAATTTCTTTTGAGATGTATTTTTGAAGTAATACATCAATATCAGAAACATTAATATTAAACTGTTTTAATATTGTATCTGCTTCTACATTAACTCCTTTAATTGATTTAATTATAGCATTTAGAATTAGATTTTTATCAGATGTAATCCTTAGTAAACCGTCTATAGTTACATTATTAGAGTTTATTGATCTTAATAATGAATCTATAGTTAATTTTTCTGATATAACTTTACTTAATAAAACATCTATAACATTATATTTGATTAACTTGCTTTGTAATAATGTATCTAATACTTCAGTAATAGAATATCCTGACTCTAATAATACATCTAATTCAACTTCTCCAGTTATCCATCCTTGAAGTAATATATCTATTTCAGATAAGGTTGTATTAAACTGTTTTAATATTATATCAGTTTCTACACTGGATCGTTTCAAAGCTTGAATGATAGAATTTAAAACCAAACTTTTATCAGTAGTTACTCCTAACAAGCTATCAATATTTATATTTTTAATACTTACTAATGCTAATATTGAATCAACAGTTAGATTTTTCGGCACTAATATACTTAGCAAAATATCCATAACATTATATTTGATTAGCCTGTTCTGTAGTAATGCATTTAATACCTCACTAATAGAATATTTGGATTTTAATAATGTATCTAAATCCATACTTCCGTATATGCATTCTTGAAGCATTGTATCAAATTCAGTTATAGTTGTATTAAACTGTCTTAATAGTATATCTGACTCTTCACTAACCTTCTTCATAGCCTGTATTATAGAACTTAAAACTAATCCTTTATCAAATGTTATTCTCAATAAACTGTCTATATTTATATTATCAATATTTGCCAAACTTAATAAGGTATTCACTATCATAGAACTATCTTGAATAGTCTTAATTAATATATCAGTGTTATAATCATTTTCTATTATAGTTTGGATTAAAGTATCCCATCCTATACTAACATTATTCAATGTTTTCAACATCATATCTACTGATACATTCTGCTCAAGTAAGGACTTTAATAATGTAGTTATACTGCTTATCTTAATATTAGTTCCTTTAATATAAGCATCTGTAGAATAATTTTTATCTAAATATCTGCTTACTAATGTCTCCACAAATAAAGATTTACTTATATTTAAATTGCTAAGTAAGGTATCTATATTAATATCACTATATATAATTTGAGACAATAAAGTATCTATTACTTCAATCTGAATATTATACTTTGTTATAATTGTATCAAAGTCTATAGTGTCAATATTAATTTCACGTAATAAAATATCTATAATCTCACTAATATTACCTTTAAGACGTAAAATAGTATCTATAATTATTGGTTTATTTAAATTTAATTCAGATAATAAGCTGTCTATATTCACATTAGCAGCTAATAATGATTCTAATATGGACGATACTATTAAATCTTTATACTCCGATTTTTGAATCAGTCCATCTATATCTATATTTTTATATTCTATTAAATTTAATAATATGTCTAATATTAAACCTTTATCAATATTTAATTTCTCTATTAAAGTATCTATATCATATACATATTTAAATATAGTTTGTATTAATGACTGAACTTCAAACTGCTCTTCTACTCCTAACTTCTGTATATTAACATCAAACTCACTTATTTCTTTAATCATTGATTTTAATAGGATGTCCACATCTTTACTTGCACTCTGACTCATCATTACTAACATATTGAATACAGCTTTTTTGCTTAATCCTATACTTAATAATGTATCAATATCTTCTTGCTTAATACCTAACTTCTGTATTATTGCATCTAAAGCATATTTATCTTCCATTAATTTACTAATAAGATTATCTATAAATAATGAATCAATATTGAATATCTTTAAAAATGTATCCAGACTAACTCCTTGTTTCAATATTGTTTGTATCAGTGTACTAATAAATAGTTCCTTACTGATATTTAATGACTTTAAAATTGCATCTCCGGTTATCTTATCTGATTTTATTATACTTATCAAATTATCAATAAATAAATCACTACTTGTTAATTTGCTTACTAATATATCAGATATACCTTCTTTAATGCCTATACTTTTTAATAGTATATCACTATCTATTATCTCTTGATTAATGGATTGTATCATCATATCTATATCATATACATCTACTATTTTATCCTGAAGTAATATATTTAAAGATAATAGTTTTAAATTTATTGACTTCAATATTATATCTATGACTTCTTCTTTATCCTTCCTTGCTAATATCCCAATATCACTATCTAATCTCTTTACTAATGAACCTTTTATATTACTACTAATTTGAAT